CTCCCGTAGCTAACCCCGTGGCGGGACAGCGTGGTGCCCAGGAGCCCACCTTTGCGAGAGAGAATGTGCTGTCCTCCGCAGAGTATCGCTCCGCGTGGGCAAAGACCCTTATGCGTCGCTCTCTGTCCGAGATCGAACAGCGCGCCCTCGATACCGCTATGACCACCACCGCGACCGAGTATGTCGCCCCCTCCGCTGGCACTGACGGCGTGAACAACGGCGGTTTGTTTATCCCCACGGATATTAACACCGCCCTTATGGAGGCAATTTCCCTCGTGTCCCCGCTGTTTAGGGACGCAAACCGCACCGCTATCCGCGGCTTAATGAAATTCCCCTACAAGAAGTCCGCAAGCACCGCCAAGAACAAGAAAGAAACCGAGCAGACCGCCGACGCTTCTTTCGAGTGGGCAGAGCTCACCTTGAGCGTGTCCGAAATTTCCGAAACTGTCCGCGTTTCCTGGAAACTCGAGGCAATGGCGGTTGAGGAGTTTATTTCCTACATCACCGACGAGCTGATCGAGGCAGTACGCGACAAGGCGGTTAGCGAGCTGATTTATGGCGACGGTAACGACACCCTCAAGGGTGCAACCGTTGACGCGATCGCCCACACCTACGAGGGTACCGCTCTCGACGGTATCGGCGTTGCCCTGGGCAAGCTCGGCAAAAAGCAGAAGATCGGCGCAAAGATCTATGTTGCACAGTCCATTGTTGAGGAGATCTCCTTTAGCAAGGACGAACACGGCAACTACATTTTCACCCCCATTAACGGCGTGGGCGTTAAGTCCGTCGCTACCTATCCCGTGGAGGTTGACCCCTACCTCAACGACGGCGACTTTGTGATCGGTAATATGCACCGCTATTACCGCTTGAATGTCGTCGAGGATATGAGCCTGGCAAAGGACAGCTCCGGCAAAAAGCGCGCAAACGACTATACCGGCTATTGCCTTATGGCGGGTGCCGCACAGCCTAACACCCTGGTTTACGGCAAGAAAAAGCCCGCGTAACCTGGGAGGGCTGACCTATGGCGGACATTTCAAAGCAATTTGTATATGATGTTCGCCGATACCTACGCATAAGCCACACTCATTTTGACGCTGAAATTACCGACCTAATAGGAGCGGCGCGAGCCGATCTCCTATTAGGCGGTATCGTCGCCGCAAAGGTCGAGGACGAAAACGACGCAATTATTAAACGGGCGATCGTCTGCTATGTAAAAGCCGAGTTTGGACTCGATAACCCCGACGCGGCAAAGTACCGCGACAGTTACGAAATGCTCAAGCGGCATTTACAGCTCTCAAACGAGTATACCAGGGAGGCGTAGCTATGTATTGGCGAGAAATCGGCTTTTTGTGCCAGGAAACCGAAAAGCTCGACTCTCTCCGAAAGCCTTACAAGAGTTACGAAAAGCGAGAGGTTTTTTGTAACTCTAAAGGCGTAAAGAGGAGCGAATTTTACCAGGCACAAGCCCAGGGCTACCGCCCCGAGCTTTGCGTAGAGATTAAGGAGCTCGACTATAACGACGAGGGGCACTTTGAATTTAACGGGAAAATGTACCGTATTATCCGTACCTATCCCGTTAAAAACGAGTGCCTCGAGCTGATATGCCAAGCTCTCGTTGTCGATCAAAGCGTAAGCGGAAACGGAGGCGGCTATGGGACAGAGGTTTAACACCACGGCGTTTATAAAAGCGTTTACCGAGCGTATGTGCGAGATATTGCCGACATATTACGAGGAGGCACCTACGAGAGGGACTTTCCCTTATTCCGTTTTTAACGGGATTAACATAATCGACCTATCCGCGGGCGATCTGCTTTCTTTCTACCTCGATATTTGGGTGGACGAAAAGAAACCAGGCGCAACGGAGGAGCTCGAGAGCCTTTGCGATACAATCCGCACGGAGCTTTATAACGCGATCATTGCCGCGCCTGGCTTTGCCTCGCACATCGGCTTTGATAACCAAAATATCGTAACGGACGACGAGCACGACATAGCGCACCGCCGTTTAGGTATGTCGGCAAGAATATTCTACAATTAGGAGGCAGTTAAGTTATGGGAACTGTTACCAATTTGACCAAACAGCAGATCGAAAATATCCAGATCGACGAGTCGGTTATTTTCCTGGATTACGGTACCGAAACCGAGCGTTTCCTGGCTCCGACCAGGGGCGGCGGTGAATTTGTCGCAACCGCAACGGTGCGCGATATTGAGTTTGACGGCAAGAACGGCAAGACCGCGGGCACCCAGGTTATCGAGGAGCAAGCCGCCTCGTACAAGGTTACTACCTTGTGTATGAGCCAGGAAAACCTCGCCCTTGCAATTCCGAATTGCAAGGTAAGCAACGACGAGGGAAAGACGATCTCCAACCCCAAAACGGGCGTAATTCCCGAAACCGCATATCTCAAGAACATTACCGCTTTCGCCAAGCTGATTAGCGGTAAGTTTAAGAAGATCACCATTTACAACCCTATGCACGAAAACGGGCTGACCGCAAAGGCGGTACAGAAAGCCGAGGGCGAATTGGCGCTCGAGTTTTTCGCGCATTACCCCTATTCCGATCTCGACGGCGACTTGTGGAAAGTCGAGGAGATCGCCGCAATGCCCGACACCAAAAACCCCGCCCCCGCAAATGCCGCGGCGGTGGCAAATGAGGACGGCAACGACGACCCCGCGGACGGAAACGCAGAGGAATAATAACGGAGTTTAAGGAGGATCCACACTATGCTTACCATTGGTACTATGCCTATTTTGCTCAAGATCGTAGGCAAGCTCGACATTAAGCCCGCGATCGAAAAGCTGAAAGAGGTTGATATTTTCGAGGAAACCAAGAGCGCCGAGGACGCTATGAAACAGCTCGACAAAGAGAAAGTCGGTGTCCTGGCAATGGAGATTTTGGGCGAGCTGACACCACAGCTCGGCAAGATTGCCGACGATCTCCCGCCCCTGGTTGCCGCCTATAAGGGCGTGAGCGTCGAGGAGGCAAAGAAACTCGACGCGGCGGAGGTCATTAACGAGATTATCCACGACGAGGGCATTACCTCTTTTTTCAAGCGTGCTCTACGCAAGAAAGTAGAGCAAGGAGCCTAACCCTATTACACAAATACTACGAGTGGCAACTCATAGAGAGCCTACCTTTATCGGCTCTCCGTGAGTTGCTTTCTTTTGCCTACAAAGAGGAGGAGCGGGCGCAAAAAGCCGAGATCGAAAAACGGCTCTTTCCTCTTTGGCTCGTAAACTATGCTCTCGCCAAAGTGAAAGGTGGAGAGCTCGAAATGGATTACGAGCAATTTTTGAAAACGGTATTTTCTACACAACCCGCACCCACGACGCAAACAAAGCGAGAAAAAAAGAGAACGGCGGACGAGATTATGGCGGAATTTATGCCGCTTGTCGAGGCTGACCGAAAGAAAGGAGGCTAACCTATGGCGAGTATATTTCGTGTGCTCGGTGAAATCTTTGTAGATAACTCCGCGGCGGATAAAAGCATTGACGCAACAACCGAAAAGGCGGAAAAGAGCGGCTCAAAAGTAGGCTCGGCTTTCTCCTCTATCGCCAAAGGTGCGGCGGCTATGGGTACCGCAGTTGTGGCGGGAGCTACCGCGATCGGCACCGCGGCTTACGGTATGGCTACAAAGACAGCCGCCGCCGCGGATAATGTCGATAAAATGAGCCAAAAAATCGGCATTTCCCGAGAGTCGTACCAGGAATGGGACTTTATAATGAGCCAATGCGGAATGGATGTTGACAAGCTCCAAACGGGCGTAAAAACACTTACCGCAAAAATGAGCGACGCGGCAGAGGGCAACAAAACAGCCTCCGCCGCATTTGATAAGCTCGGCATTTCTGTTACCAATGCGGACGGCTCGTTAAAATCTCAAGAGCAGATGTTTAACGAAACGATCGCCGCTTTGCAGAGTATGGAAAACGAAACGGAGCGGGCGGCACTTGCTACCGAGCTATTCGGTAAAGCGGGCGTAGAAATGGCACCGTTGTTAAACACCTCCTCCGCGAGCATAGAGGAAATGCGCCAAAAAGCGCACGACCTCGGTATGGTTATGTCGGACGAAACGATTAACTCGGGCGTGCTGTTTACGGACACCATAGACACCATAAAGCGATCTCTTGGCGGACTTATGAACAATTTAGGCGGAGCGGTTATGCCGATCGCGCAAAGCGTCCTCGACCTGGTTGTTAAAAATCTGCCTTTGGTGCAAGGGCTTTTCGCAAGGCTTACGCCTATTCTACAAGGTGTTTTCGACAACATCTTGCCTCCTTTGTTTAACCTTGTGGAAACGCTATTGCCGATACTGTTAAACCTCATAGAAACGCTATTGCCTCCGATCGAGGCGATAATTACGGCAATATTGCCCGTGATTATTAGCCTTATTCAGCAGTTGCTACCGTTTGTTATCCAAATCATAGAGCAAGTGCTACCGATAGTTGTATCTTTGATCGAGTCGCTAATGCCGCTTGTTTTGCAGATTATAGAAACGGTATTGCCTATCTTAATTCAGCTCATACAAGCGATCTTACCCGTGGTTATCCAAATCATAGAGGCGGTTTTACCCGTGGTAATTCAGCTCTTGCAGATGTTACTACCGCCGATTTTGCAGATCGTGAACACGGTACTCCCCGTGCTTATCAATCTAATAAACCTCATTTTGCCCGTTGTGGTGCAAATCATAGAGGCGGTTTTGCCTATTTTGATACAGCTTATAGAAATGATTTTACCGCCTATTTTTCAAATCATAGAGCAGGTATTACCCATTCTCTTAACGCTGATCGAAACAATAGTGCCGATCGCCTTACAGATCGTCGAGGCGATCTTACCCGTGCTCGTTACATTGCTCGAGGTGCTTTTGCCCGTAATTCAGCCTATCCTCGATATTCTTATGATACTGTTAGAGCCCCTCCTGGACTTGTTAAACCTCATTTTGCCGCCGTTGTGCAACTTTATAACAATGCTGTTTGACAAACTCTTACCGCCCTTGCAAAAGGCTTTCTCGGGCGTGGCGGAGATCGTGGGCGGCGTATTCAAAAATGCCTTTGACGGTATTAAAAAGGTTTTCGAGAATGTCAAGGGCGTATTCAGCGGCATTATAGACTTTGTAAAAAATGTCTTTACGGGTAATTGGCGCGGAGCCTGGGACGCGGTCGTTAAGATATTCTCTAACATTTTCGAGGGTATCAAAAACGCCTTTAAGGTGCCTATAAATTGGATTATCGACGGCATAAATGTATTTATCCGAGGGCTTAACAAGCTCAAGATACCCGATTGGGTGCCTGGTGTGGGCGGCTTGGGACTCAATATCAAGGAGCTTAAACGGCTCCGTATTGGTATGGAGTATGTGCCTTATGACGAGTACCCCGCGTTACTGCACAAGGGCGAGCGCGTCCTCACAGCGGGAGAAAACCAGGAATACACCAAATTACAAAGCGAGCAAGCAAACGGCAACACAGAGGGTCGGCTCGTCGTCAAAATCGAGTTTGGCGAGAAATCAATCTACATTGAAAACCTCAAGACCGACGAGGAGGGCGATGTAGATAGCTTTGTCGATCTGTTGCTCGAGCTGATCGCTGACAAAATCCAAAGAAAGGGAGCTGTATTTGCATAATGAGTCAATTTCCGTTTTTAGTATTCAAAGAGCAATGCTCCCTCGACCATTGTTTGTATGTTTCCGAGAAAGGCTCCTACAAGGGAGCCTCTCGGGACATTACCTACACGAGCGTAGCGGGACGGAGCGGCGACCTTATCACCGATAACGGGCGCTATAAAAATGTCAATATCCCGTACAAGCTCACTCTGCTTAATAAAACGGAGAGGGACTTTGCCGAGCTCGCACAGCAGATACGGGCGTGGATCCTCGCGGAGTCGGGCTATTTTCGGTTGTGGGATAGCTACGATCGAAAGTATTTCCGCCTTGCCTCGTACAGCGGCGAGGTGGATATAGAGCAAGAGCTCCGCGACCTGGGATCCCTCGACCTAACCTTTAATTGCAAGCCGTACAAATACTCTTTTGAGGGGCAAAACCCCGTCGTATTCACCGCGGCGGGCTCTCTGTATAACGCAGAGCTTTTCCCCTCCGTGCCTTACATCAAGGTAACGGGGAGCGGGACGGTAACGCTCACGATCAACGATAGCTCCTTTACGCTAAAGGAAATCGACGAGTATATCGAACTCGATTTTGATATGCCTAACGCCTATAAGGGGCTTGAGCCCAAGAATAACAAGGTATCGGGAGCGGATATGTCAACATTCACTCTCCGCCCTGGCTTTAATGCTATTTCGTGGGTGGGTGATGTTGAAAAGCTTGAGATCGTGCCGAGGTGGTGTTGTGTATGATACCTATTTTGTACGATAAAAGCGAGCGGGACTTTTCCCATAACGGTATCGGCTATTTGGCGGACACCGTAAAAGCGGTCGTTACCGAGGAGCGCAACGGTAGCTATGAGCTGTCTTTGCAGTACCCCATAACGGGTATGTGGTACGACCAAATTACAAAGGGCTCTATTATCAAGGCAAAGGCTAACGAAACGAGTAGCTTACAGCTATTCCGCGTCTATAAGTCGAGTAAGCCTATGAAAGGCGTTGTTACATACTCCGCGGAGCACATCTCTTACGATCTCAACGGAATACCGACGCTCGGGCTCTCTGTAAAGAATGTTACCCCACAAGCCGCGGTCGCCCGAGCGATCGAGGGCGCGGTTTTGCCGTGCCCCTTTTCCGTCGTAAGCGACATATCCACGCTCAACAGCACCGACCTATTAAAGCCGTGCTCTATCCGCGCTATCCTGGGCGGACAAGCGGGCTCGGTACTCGATGTGTGGGGCGGCGAGTATGAGTTTGACAATTTCGTTATCAATCTACACCGACACCGCGGCACCGATCGCGGCGTTACGGTGGAATACGGGAAAAACCTAAAAGACCTCAAGCAAGAGG